AGGCCTGTTCAGCGGTCAGTTCTGGCATTGGGTTGTCCAAAAAAAGTTTTTCAATTTGCACGCGCAAAAATTTGGGCAGGCGCGCGCATCTGCGCCGCCCAACCGTAGAGATTCGACCCCCCTAGGGGGGGTCTAGCGCCTGCCGGCAGTCTCTCTGGCCGTCTTGCGGTTGTGGCAAGAGACGCAGAGAGGCTGCAGGTTGGCCCTATCAAAGCGGGCACCACCGGCCTTCAGCGGCACCACGTGATCCACCACCCCAGCCGAAACCAGGCGATCCTTGGCCTTACAGACCACGCAAAGGGGGCTCTCGCGCAGCACTGCCGCCCTCAGCACCCGCCAGTCCTTGGACTGGTAGAAGCCCACCTCGGCGTCAAAGCCACGCCTGGCGCGTCCGTAGTCCTGGTGCACGCTGCCTCGGTGTTTGGGGCAAAAGCCCGGGGTCGCCAGCACCGCCCCGCAGCCTGGGTACCGGCACGGCGTGGGGGCACGACGAGGCATCGTTAGTCCCTAGCAAAAAGATGCGGAACACCCGCAGATTCGACTTGGCTTCCTCGGGGAACAGAGTGTTCATACGAACACCATGAACCAAGCCAAGGAGCAACGCATGAAATCCAAAGACCCTAGCGAGCAGCTCGAGCAGATCGCTAAAGAGCATCTGTTCATTGAGACCTTAGAGACCCAGAACAGCGACCGTCTGGACTTCCACGATGTGAGCGTCTGGGGTGTCAAGGCTGCGCTTCAAGCGGCCTTTGAAGCTGGCCGCAAAGCCGCCATTGCCAATCAAGCACCCATTTCCACCCAATCGTGATCGGAGAGCACCATGACCACGCAACTCACGCCGGCCCAGCACGCCATCCTGACCTACGCCCATCAGCAAACCGAGGGCAAGATCACCTGGTTCCCCGTGAACATCAAAGGCGGCGCTCGCAAGAAGGTGATCGACGGCCTGTTCAATCGCGCTCTGATCACCTACGACGGCACCGACTGGTTTGTTGCTGCCGAGGGCTACGAAGCCCTAGGTGTGCCTCGCAAGGCACCGATCACGAGCCAGGCCCTCGACGAGGTCATTGAAGCCGCGACAGATGCCAAGCCCCGCACCCGCAACAACAGCAAGCAGGCCCAGGTGATCGCGATGCTCAAGCGTCCCGAGGGCGCCACGATCGCGAGCATCTGCGAGGCCACCGGCTGGCAGCAGCACACCGTGCGCGGTACCTTCGCCGGCGCCTTCAAGAAAAAGCTCGGCCTGGACATCACTTCGACCAAGGAGGCGGGCGGGGAGCGGGTCTATCGGATTGCGAGCTAGGCGATCAGCGCCTCGGCATCCACGAAGCGCGTGCCATCGGCACGCGTTGCTTCTTTCCCGGTCCAGTCCTGCCAACGCCGAACGATCACGTCGACGTACTTGGGATCGAGTTCGATCAGCCGCGCACGACGCCCGGCCTTCTCGCAAGCAATCAGCGTCGAGCCTGAGCCCCCAAAGGGGTCGAGCACCAAATCACGTGTCTTGCTGCTGTTGCGAATGGCTCGTTCGACCAGCTCCACCGGCTTCATGGTCGGATGTAGGTCGTTCTTCTGCGGCTTCTTGACGTTCCAGACGTCACCCTGATCGCGCGCACCGCACCAGTAGTGATCGGTGCCGTCGCGCCAACCATACAAGATCGGCTCGTACTGCCGCTGATAGTCGGCGCGGCCGAGCGTGAAGGTGTTCTTGGCCCAGATGATGAAGGTGGACCACTTTCCACCCGCGGCCCTGAACGCCGCTTGCAGGGTATCCAGCTCCGATGAACTCATGGCGACGTATACCGCACCTTTGGTTCTGGTCAAGATGTTTTCGCATGCGTCGAACAAGAAGCTGCCGAAGCCTTCGCCCAGGTTGTCGTTCATGATCGGGCGATTCTTGCCGCGCATCTTGTCCTTGGCCGTGTTGGCGTAGTTGACGTTGTAGGGCGGGTCGGTGAAGGTCATGTCTACCAGCTCTTCGCCCAGCAAGGCTTTGTAATCATCAGCCTTGGTGGCGTCACCACACAGTAGCTTGTGCTCGCCCAGGACCCAGATGTCGCCAGACTTCGAGATTGGTGTCTCGCTGAACTCGGGCACGGCATCTTCATCGGTGAGACCATCCTTCGTGGCTTCCTCACCAGCGATCAGTACTTCCCACTCCTCTTGCGAGAAGCCGGTCAGGCCCAGATCGAAGCCTGAAGCCTTGAGCTCCGCCAGCTCGATGCCAAGCAGTTCATCCTCCCAGGAGGCGTTCTCGCCGATCTTGTTGTCGGCCAGGATCAGGGCACGCCGCTGCGTGTCGGTCAGATGGTCCATGGGCACCACTGGCACCTCGGTCATGCCGAGCTTGCGTGCTGCCAGCAAGCGACCGTGTCCAGCGATGACATTGTTCTGTCCGTCCACCAGGATCGGCGCACCCCAGCCGAACTCCCGGATGCTGGCGGCTATCTGCGCCACCTGTGCATCCGAATGCTGCTTGGCATTGCGGGCATAGGGGATCAGCACATCGACTGCGCGGTAATCGAGTTTCAGAGGATTCATGTGGGCGCCGGAAATGCAAAAACCCGCGCCGGCAGAGTCGGTCGCGGGTTTCGGGAGGACGCGTCTTGCGGTGCGGGTGCACTGCTCAAGACGCTGTCCAGAAGATAGCTGAAATACTACGCCATCGAAGCCGTTTTGTTGCAGGCCGTTTTCGGGCTGATCTGGACATTCAAGGCAAGACAAAGACAACCAGCCAACGCATTACCCTAAATTGCTCAGGTTTTTGGATGGCATTGCGCAGCCTGCAGAGCCATTGAGCTGGACCGCGACCAGTTCCAGTGCCCGCTGCCAGCGCCGCCACGCCGTGGTGCGGTCGCAAGCGAAGCGGCGTGTGATCTCGCGCCAGCAATAGTTGTCGGCGCGCATCCACACCAGGTGACGCTGCTCGACCTCCAACCACTGCACCCAGCGCATGACCTCGAGCATTCGTTCAACGGCTTGCGGACTCGGCGGGAACGGGCGGTAGCCTTGATCTTCCAGCCCAAGCATTTCCCAGGGCTGCCGCACGATCTGCGGCCAGGTGTTGAAGTAGCCCTGAACGCGGACGGGTGGCAGGCGACGTGCAGTGACCACGGCTTCGTGAAATCGCGACGCGACGTCCTCGATCGTCCAAGAGATTTCATGTCGTACCACGTGAACGCCCCCCAGATCCGTAAAGCCGCTCCCCGATGCGGCGAATGAATTCACGCTCGATGAAGTCCAGACGCGTGTCCGACTCACTAACGACCAAGATGTGTTCCTCCCGCCAACCGCGCTGTTTGACGACCTCGACGTCAACGCTTTCCGGCTGCATGCGACCAAGCGGGCAGCGGTAAGGGGGTATTGGAGTTCTCATGTCATGCCTCCTGCTCATTGATGGACTGGGACGCCCAATGCAAGAGCGCCAGCGCATCAGCCTCGTTGTCGTCAGTCGGCACATGACCAAGCCTACGCATGGCTGTAATCATTTCGTCCTTGCTCGCGTTGCCCTTTCCGGTGGCGTGCTTTTTGATCGTGCCGACCGGTACGCCCTGATACGGAATCTGGTGGTGCTCGCACCAGCTGGTGAGCGTGGCGAGGAACCCGCCGTAGGCGTGCGCCGCATCGGTCGAGACATGCCGACGCACCTCCTCGAAATGAAGCGAGTCGATCCCACCTGCGTGCGCCTTCAGCTCGGTAAGCCAACGCTTGAAGCGCAGAAATCGCATGCCGCCGCCCTCAAAGCGCTGCGGCCGAAAGCTTTGGGTGCCGCTCGTGATGGCGCCATCGGGCGAACGCAGTGCCCAGCCCGTGGTGGTGCCCAGGTCGAGGGCAAGAATCGTTGAAGTCATAGTCACAGTCCCTTTCTTTGACGGGACTGACGGATCGGACGGGGTCTGTCGAAACTTCCCATGAAGCGCGCGCGTATGCGCGTATAGAGGGTTACGAGGAACTGCGTCAGATCCGTCAGTCCGATGAGTTGGCATAGGCTTTCAGTTGTCCGAGTACGGGGTGTAGCTGGGTACCGTCGGGTGCTTGAGACCCAAGCCGCGAAACCCTCTCAACCCGGTTGTGTTGCGCCATTTCTCGATCCCGCGGCTGAGCAGGAGATCTGAAAATCGCTTCTGCGAGCCGATGAATTCGCCTGCCGAATCGGCCCACTGCTTCCAGTCGGTAAAGAGCTCGGCAGTGAGCGACTTCGCATTGGGTTCGCTCACGCAGCGCTCCTCCAACCAACGTCCGAGGGCATCCTCAGCCTCGAAGTACTCCTCGGTGGCATCGAGAACCTGCTTAGGTGGATCCAGCCTGCCAATGCGCTGCCACTCCAAGCATCCCTGAACCGCCCATGCGAGGATGCCGTCGCGCTCAGCCAGAAGTTTTTGTTGCAGGTGCTTGTCGCGCTTCTCAGGCGGTACCGTGATCGTGAAAGGGATCAGGTGCAGACGGCGCTTCATGGCCTCGTCGATATTGCGGATCGCCGGCTTGTGATTGCCTGCCACAAAGAGCTTGAACTGCGGGAAAAACTCGAAGAAGTCCTGACGCATGAAGCGCGCGGCAATCTTGTCGCCGCCGGTCAAGTTCTTGACCTTGGACTCTGCCCAGCGACGGCCTTGTTCGGTTTCGATGGCTGCCACAAAGCGCGCGCCACGCAACCCGGCCATATCGGTGGGGTGCCGGTCTGTACGGGTCTCCATGAAGGTATCCATCGGCGCATTGGTCGCGTAATCACCCAGGATCGTGGCCAAGGTGTTCACGAACACTGACTTGCCGTTGGCACCGGTGCCGTAGAGGAAGAACAAGGCGTGCTCGCGGGTCGATCCAGTCAGCGCGTAGCCGACCATGCGCTGCAGGTAGGCCTGCAGTTCCTTGTCGCCACCCGTAACCTCATCCAGAAATTGCAGCCAGATCGGGCACTCACCGCCGGGGGTCGCCGTGGTGATCTTGGTCATCCTGTCGGCCCGGTCATGCGCACGCTTTCGTCCTGAGCGGAGGTCAGTCACGCCACCCGGCGTATTGAGCAGCCACGGATCGGCGTCCCACTCGTCGGTCGTCGCCGCATGCCTGCGGTCAGCTCGGGCCAGTCGCTCAACGCCGCTTACCGTACTGGCGCTTGCCAGTTTTGCTGCAACCTTTGGATTGGCGGCCTTCAGTGCGGCGTGACGACAGACGCTGCGTATCAGATCTGTCGCCGCAAGCGTGTCCTCGGTGCGCCAGCGACAGCCGTCCCAGACCAGCCAGCGACCCCAGGTGGCGACGTAGCGCCAGTCCCGGTGGAAGCGGCGCGTGAAGGCCAGGGCGAGCGCATCTTCCGTACCCCAGACCGACTCGTCGGTACTCGCCACAGGTTCATCGTCGGCGGTGACGTCGTGCATCTGCAGACGTGGGCCGTGGGCGAGGAAGGCGCCTACGTCGAACCCTTCTACGATGGCATCCGCCGCATCCCATCCCTCCGCAGCCTCCTCCGGCGGATAGAGGATGTGGCAGGTCCGCGCACCGGCTGACAAGATGGCCTGAGCCGCCTGCGCCGCGTACTCCCAGCCCGGTTTGTCGCGGTCAGGCCAGATGAGGACAGCCTTACCCGCAAGCGGCGTCCAGTCGGTCTTTTCGACCGGGGCATTGGCGCCATGCATCGCGGTAGTGGCGACGATGCCGGCGTCGATGAGCGCCTGCGCACACTTTTCACCCTCGACCAATACCACCTGGCTGGCGCCCACCAGTCCAGGCTGGTTGTAAAGCGGTCGCGGGTCAGGCGGGGCCATCTTGCGGCGCTTCGCATCCCATGGTCGGAACTCCTTTTTCCGCCCCGGCGGGTCGTAGCGATACACGACAGCCATCAGACTGCCAGCCGTATCCAGGTAATCCCACTTGGCAGTGGCGGGCCCGAGATCGTCGACCGGCGCTTCCTTCCGAGACTTGCGTGAAGGCGTCGACGGTGCGCGTCCAACCAGGTCAGCAGCCGCATTCAGTACCCGTGGGAAATCAGTGTGGGCGTCCACGCCGCTGTGAGCTGCGATCAGGTCAAAGATGTCGCCGCCGTCCCCGGTAGCGCGATCGGTCCAGAGGCCCGTTTTCTCGCCTTCAAGAACAACCTCCAGGCTGTCACCGGGACTACCCAGCACATCGCCGATCAGGAATTTGCCGCGCCGCTTCTTGCCAGCGGGAAACATCGAAAGCAGGACCGATTCGAGCCGTGAAATCAGGTCGGACCGAATCTGGTCTCGCTGAGCCTGTCGATCGACGTCTGACGATATAGGGGTGTCATTGAAGTCAATCATGCTGACTCCCCACCGTCAGATTCGCTCCGATGCAAAACGGCAGAGCTTTGCGTCGCCCACACCGACAGTTCTGACAGCCGATACCGGACCAGCCCTCCCATCAGGTAATGGGGGATCCGGTACTTTGACCGCATGGCGTGGTCGGCGAACCAGTAGTACGGAAGGCGTAAGGCGGCGGCGGCCTGCTTGGCATCAATCATCGGCTCCACTTGTTCAATGGGCACTTTCTTGCTGTTCATGGCTCAGCCCTCCAGCACCGGTCCTGCCACGAGCACATCCGGCATTCGAAATGGGTGGAGTCGTGATACGCCCGAGGCAGCAGCTCACCGGCATCGGTAGCCGAGATCACCTTGATCGCCCGGTCCGACATGCGCTGGGCAAGTGCAGCATCGAACGGCACGAGCTCCGTGTAGATCTCCATCGTGTCGGCGTTGATCGCCGTGAAGATCGCCGGATGTTCGTGCAGCTGCAGGTAAGCCTGGTAGAGCACTACCTGCGCGTGGTAGACCGGTTTGGAGACCGCGAGCTTGTTCTTCTCCAGGTCCCGCCATGACTTGGAGCCGAGGCACTTGCACTCCCAGAGCGCGGGATACGCAAAGCCATCCGGCCCGCCGACGATCACACCGTCGATATGGCCCTGAAGCCTTCCATCGATCGCCGAGAAGCCGAACTGCTCTCCGTTGGCTTTGCGCGTGCGCAGGTCGAACCCGCCAGCCCGCAGCCACGCGACCATGCAGTCTTCCATCACGTGGCCACGCTCGAAGATCCGCAGGATCCGGCCGTCGGTCTCGCGACCTGGGTCGACCGGCGCCCTGGCGAACTCGTATTGCAGTGCGCGCTCGCAGGACACCCCAAGCCGGGAGGCGCCGAGGTATTCCCGGGGTGATTGCGACGATCGCATCCGTTGCAGGCCGGCATCGACCAACGAGGTGACCTGGCCCGGGATGCTTGTCGAGGAGTTGAAGTCGATCATCGCTTCGCCTCCTTGCCTTCTTCCCATGGCAGGTCGTCCTCCAGATCGGCGAACGGGTTGGCCATGGGATCCGCCGTTGGCGCCATACCGCGCA